TACCTCCAACTTGTTGGTCTATTTGATTACTAGTTGAAAAATTATTAATTTCTTTTAGGTTTCTATCAATGACACCATAGGTTGGATTTTGTAGACCCACAACATTTCCTACTTGTTCCAGCTTTACTTCCCAATACCATTTACCTGATTGAGGTATTTCTTTATTTGCACTAACACCAGTATAACCAGTGCCAATAGATGCATAAATGGTCATTCCTCCTTGTTCAGTTGCTTGTTGAGTTCCCAAAAATCTTTCACCATTACCAAAATTAATAAAGTTTTGAGTGGGACTATCGGTTGTCTGGTCTCCAGCTACGAGGTTTGTAACACTAAAGTCATTTGTGTTTCCACTGGTATCGTCTCCAAGTGCAGAAGAATCAGCAAAGGTAAGTCTAAAACCATTCGTGCCATAAGTAATACCACTTAATGTTTTTGGAATCCATCTACCAGTTGAGGTATCAGTTAAGCCAAAAGTGTCAGGTGTTAATGCTGAACCATCTACTTGATTAAATTCTGCAAGGTAACCATCAAAATCATAAGAACCACCAGATGCACTGCCTATATAAAATGTTGCTGAACTATAATTAAATTGAGTAGTATCAGCAGAACCAGCATTTGTTTGTGTAGAAAATGAAGTAATCCTATCTCCGTCAACATATAATTTAACTCTATCGGCTGCTGTACTATCGTTAGTGTTTACAGATAACATGATATGATACCATTTACTAGTATCTTCGAATGTTCTATTTGTAGTGTAAAGATGATTAGATGGCGACCCTATTCTAGTAGAAATTGTATTATCAGCATTAAATCTTATATAGCCATCATTAGTTGATGAACCATCATAAGTATCAAAAATATGTTGTACTGCATCTAATGTACATCTTTTAACCCAAACAGAAATAGTAAAAGTATCTCTATCTCCAGCATCATTTGTTCTTGATAAAAGAGCATTATCAGCATCATTAAATATAACACTATTAGCAATCGTGCCATTATTTGTAAAAGATACAAACTTACCGACTCGTCTCCCAGTTTCTGTGCCTTCGTAGATTATTGGAAAGAAATGTTCTTCGCCATTTTTTATTGTTGGTTCTGCCATATTATTAACTCCCTTTATTTTTTGAACATAAAGATAAAAAACCAGTTGGTGGTGCATAGTAAAATTTACCAACACCATTCCCATCAGCAGCTCCAGCACTGCCACTTGTTTTAGAATTGTTAAATGTATCGTCTTGTCCAAAGTTTAAAGTCATTACTTGAGATAAAGTTGAATACATTGTAATAAGATATTCTACACCAGCAGTTCCTCCAGACCCTAAAGGTGTGCCAGAGTTTCCTGCTGGATTCCCAGAACCAAAGTATGTATTGTTTTTTGCTAACCATATTTTTTTATTATCTGAATCCCATGCAAAACCAAAAACATCTCCAGCAGATGGTTCATTTGCATTAGTCCAAAAATCACCATCTGTCCAATTAGAACTACTATAAAAATTTGAACCATGATAAAAATTGGTAGTAATATAATCAGTAAAGTTTGAGTCAGGAAATTGATCTTCTACATCTCTAAAATAATGATTACCATAATTCCAGTTCCCTTGAGTTTTTGATACTGTACAAAGTTCCCAGTACCATTTTCCTGAAGTTGGGAATGGCATAGTTGCATCTATATATTCAATATTTCTCATTTCTAAATTACCACCAGTTAATTCACCTGCTGCTAAACCATCACTAGATATAGGATTTAAAGTTGGAAAATTATTCGTAGGTGTATCAAGAACTTGGTCGTGTGCTCCAAGTCCACTTGTGGTAAAATCATTACCGTTTCCGGATTCGTCGTCCCCGAGGTCAGCACTATCTCTGCCATCGATTTTAAATCCGTTACTTCCGTAACTACCACTATATTCTTTAGGGATCCAGATCCCACTACTGTTTACTTCTCCGAAGTTTTCTGGTCCATAACTAATACCATCTAAATAATGTATTTCTGCTGCATATCCATCATAATAATTAGTACCTCCATATAATCTAAAAAGTCGTAATGCCAAACCACTTGTCCAAACATTTGCATCAGCATTTAATGTTGGATAACTCTCTGTACTAAAACTTGTTTCTCTTTGTCCATTTACATAAAGTCTAATCCTGTCAGTAGAAATTTGATTAGTAGAATCAACAGTTAAAACAAAATGGTACCAGGCTGATGGGTCTCGGAAAACTCTGTTTGTAACCAAAGAAGTAGTACCAAACAATGCAACAAGAAATGTATCATCTGATTGAATAATTATAGGAACATCTTGTTGATATGACCAAACATCTTGCCTTGACCCTAATAAACTTCTTTTTAACCAAAGTGATATTGTAAATTGTTTTTTATTTCCAGCACCAGAAAAAGTTTTTTCCATATATGCACTATCAGCAGAATTAAACCTAATTGATTGTTCGATTTCATATACGGTTGTACCTGATCCAGCTGCACCTGCAATAACATTATTTTGAAATACCATTTATACCTCTTGTATTATTTAACATCTAGTGATGCCGCCATATGCACACTAGAACTTGATAACACAACGTAGTCAATACGGTCGACGGCAGAAGCTGTCGTTGTTAGTGTAGGAGCCGTACCCCCAACAAAATCATAAGCAGCATTAAATGACAACGTTCTTGATCCAGTACCGTCCTGACGAATAAAGAACGACCCGGTCTGTCCTTTTTGCACATTTGTTGGCGCACCTAAGTTTCTGTTACCACCTAATCTAACATCAAAGTTTTGACCACTGTTGAAGTTTACTGAGATCGTTGATGCATCAGTTAATGAAACAATATCAGCAACGGCTGACTTTGTAATTCTAAGTTGTTTACCAAGTGAATCAACAGCACTAACCGATATAGCTGTCGTTGCAAATAGTTTAGTTGTATCCGTAATTGAACTACTAATACTTGTTGTGATAACTCTTGTTGAATCTACAGCTGTAGCTGATACCGTACCACCTACCGTGATAGGACCAACAGCACCACCTTCTGTAGATAACGCACTTACACCTACTGGGTCAACAGCATTGTGTACATTTTTTCCATCACAATAAATAAACTTTGAACCACCACGAGGGGCAATAACATTTGTTGTTGTTACGGCTGTTTTTAATTTAACGGTATATGTACCACCTGTTGTTTGGTTATCAACAACATATAACTTTTCAACACTAGGAATTACAATCGTAGAGTTTGACCCTAATGTTCCTTCAATTCTTAATACGGCATTACGAGCCTGATCGGCTGCACCGTTAGTTGCGGTTAATGATGTTGTGGCTCCTGTTGTACTGACAACGACTACACCACCAACGGCTTCGTCAACCATGTCAATAACTTGTTGATTAAGACGATCACCCCAAGTGTTTGCGTTTTCACCATCAGCTTGTTTCTCTAATCTGAGTCTTGTTGTATAATTACTAGGCATAATTAATTACTTCCTTTTACTAATGTATTATCGCCTCCAGCTGGTGAGGCATTGTTTCTCATATCATCCTGTCTTGTTCTTCTAGCTTCATTCAATAAGTCAGTAAAGGCTCGTTGATACTCTTGTTCCCAAACTTGAGCTGCTGAGTAATTCTTCATGAACATACAAGCTTCCTTCATACTAGCATAAAACAATGCATTAGAACAATATTTGGTAAAGAAATTCTCTTGGTGCACTGAGGTTGCTGCTGTTGGTTGGACGATATAAGACATTTCACAATCATAGGCCGATACAGGTGTAGGAGCTATTAGTAAATTATCAAAGCCAAAGTTGGCATAATACCGAGGAACTCCTGTACTTGTACGTTGTGGCCAATAGTCATTTAAATATTCATCGGTCTTTTGTAATAAATTAATACGTGTACCATCAGACTTTAATATATTTAAATTTTTAATAATAAGTGTATTTAGTGGTTTGGTAATAAACGGATCACCAATAACCAGATTTGATGTTGCATATTGTACAACACCATACGAATCTATTTCTCTTGTTAATCGTGCTTCAGCTCTTTCTATAAAAGCTGGGATATCACCAACAAACTCTGTGCTGGTATCTTCACTTGTTGTTTTAATTCTGCTTACTAATTCGTTGTATGTTATACTCATATCTTCTTAGCCTTCCATATTTCAGAAGTACCACCAAAAACTTTCGGTGTCCATATTCCTCTTATGTGTGTTCTAAATCTAGCACTAACTCCTGTTAATACCAAGTTACCATCACCGTTTATGTTTGGCGATATAATTCTTGTTCTAATCACTGGTTGGAAGTTTGTTTTACCTCCCATACCTGCGTGTATACTACACTGATAGTATAATGTAGTTGGTCCATCATTCGCAACAAAGATTGAAGTATAAGCTCCAGCATTACCCGGAGTTCCTTCTGTTACTACATTTGTTGTATATGGTATGGTTCTACCTTCGTCTCTATAAAATCTTAAAGGGTGTCCACTATTTGTACTATCAGATTGGTCAAAGGTATAAAGTGTTCGACTTTTAACAAGATTTAAACCATACTGTTGTCTACCGTCAATAAAATATTTATTATTGCCACCTACATTTACAACCGTTACTTTAAATGTTTTACCTTCACTATATATAACTGGATTAGCCCCAGCTCCAATATTTTCATTACCTGTTGCAAATGTTATTGAAGTACCCGATGCTGATATAAAAGGTCCTGCAAATGTTTCAGCCGCACGGGAAACAAAAGAAATATCATTTCCTGTTATGGGAACTCGTGTGCTTATCTTTTGAGAAACACTACGTAAAGTAGTCGTTAAAGATACTCCTGTTACATTACTTGTTTTAACAACTTCAACGGTTGCCGATCGTAAACTAAATCCTATATTTGCTCTGGTAACAGATACACTCGCATTAGCTGCTGTGGCTACACTACGAAGAGATAAACTTATTCCTGCGTTAGTTACAAAAGCTGTTCCCGGAATGGTTACTGCTACAGAACGAAGAGTAGTCGATAATGAAACTCCTGTTACCGTAACCGATCGGTCTACAACACTTCGGTTCCATGCACCTGAGTTCCAAGTATTTCTACTGTATCCACTAGTAACCACAGACATAGACGATTAACCTCGACTATGAAAGTGTGATAATAGCAGTGGCGGCAGCAGCAGCTGGGAATGAAATCGTAAAGGTACCGTTAGTCGATACTTTATCAGACCCAAAGTCTAAAACAGCAATAGCTTTATTACTATTAGATGAATTATATATTAATGCTCCTCTAGCTGAGAATGTTGTACTTGTAAAAGATATATCAGCAAAATCAATAATTGCTGTTCCACCAGAAGCAGATGTACCACCGAGTGAAATAGTCACACCCGTTAGTGTGCCTCCACCAGGAGCATACCCACCACTCGATACAACTTCATTAGACGTTGAGTACGCAGCCGTACCCGCAGACAAAGAAGCCGCACTTGTGAATAAAGCTATCTTTAAGGTATCAGTTTTAATCTGATGCCCTTCTTGTAAAACTTCCGATTTAAAGGAATTACATACAGCTTGTGTAATGGCCATTTTTAGTTACCTCTCTTTGTAAATGTTGAATCATCAGGACTCCACCCAGCATCACCAGTTGTAGCTAGTACGACTTCTGGACGTGCATCCCTCAAGTTTTCATCGTCATTAATCCTTGGAGTTTTGTTCTGCGGGTGATCCAATATATTATATCGACCATCCGTTTCCGAAGCTCCAACTACTAATCCCGTTGGCTCTTTGACTCGTTCAGAGTATTTAAATCTAAACCCTGATCGATCGCAGATAAAGTATGCATACTTACCTTTTGCCATTATAACCTAAACGATGGCTTAATCAAAAGACTAGCTCTTTCTTTATCTGCATACATTGCTGATGTTAATTCTTCTTCATACATCTGCTTTAACATACTGGCTCGTTCTGATGTAATGCCTGGTCTTTTAATAGACATTTTATAAGCTAAGCCTGTTGATAAACATGGTAAGAATCTAAAAGGAACATCAGGATCTTGGTTAGATTTGTTTACATCTTCAACTTTATTAAAGCTAAAGTACGACAAAATTGGTGTGCCACTTGACGTTGTAGCATCAGGGGTAGGCCATAAATATAATTCAGCTGCATCTCTTAATCGATTAATAGCATACTGTGTTGGTCTACCTGTTTGTGTCTTGTTGGTAATTCGTTGATAAGCTTCCATTGTTATTCTTGTCAAAGCTAAATCAGTATCTGTTGAGCCACTGACTGTTCTATGAACAAGTTCAGTTATATCTATAAGTGAAGCTGGTAATGTGTATTTGGCTGTACCGTTTGTAATATCTAATGTAGCAATGTTTTGTTTCCATAGTAATATACCACGGTTCATCCAGTCGATAAGGAGAAGGTTAAGTGTACGTCGTGCTTCTAGTGGTTCAAACCCTAGAGACTGTTCGCCACCTAACATAGACATAGCTTCTTCGATTACATCAGCTATATCTAGATTAAATGTTGTTGTTCCTGAAGTTGCCATAATTACCTATCGTCGAAGTCAGTTCCGTATGATGGGTTGACTGTTCCTCCAGTAAAATATTTATTACCTACTTTACCACCACCAGCTTTAGAATCTTTTCGTTTATTCTTTAATTCTTTTAGTCTTTTCTTTAATTTTGTTTCACCTTTGTTTTGTCTCGGTAAATTAGGTGTATAAGAACTTTTTGTAAAATCATCATCAGCAGCTTCAAGACCTGGTATTTTAGCAATAAGTTTTGCAGCCGTTCTTTCCATTGCATCTTTTACTCTTCTTGAAAATATATTATCTCTATTTAAATCTGCTATATCTCTTTTTAAATTTTTATGTTTCTGTTCCGCTTTTTTACGTTCTTTTTCAATTTCACTACTCATTTCTTTTTTTCCTTTCCCCATTCATATAGGTTATCAAATGTTGTTTCCCAGTCCATATAACTATCGTGTTGTTCTGCGGAGTGTTCCCACTGTGACGGTACAAAGTCTGGTGGTCCTTCTCCAACTGCCCATAGCGCAGGGTTGGTTACACGTACACGATTGTTTGGTAGTGCTACTATACAACCTTTATAGGGACCTGATGTTAATTCCAACACATGTGATTGTTTATGTTGTGCTGGATCATCCGATATATAACTGTCGGTATAGTCAACCGTAAACATATACTTACCATTATAAAACTCACCTGCTATTTTACACAACCACGGACTTGAACTAATTCGATCCATTCTGATGATGGCATGATTACGACTGGAGCAGTCCCAAGGTTGGGCTAAATGAGTTTGAATATTTGGTGGCCATTCATCGAATGGTGTGTCCCCCACTAAAGCCGTTATTGGTATACGTGCCCACATAGCTCCACCGTGGGGATTGGGGTGGTCTTCGCCACATCCTGTAAACACAACTTGAAATCCTAAACAACGGTCTGGAATAGTGCACACTGCAAAAGCCAAAGCATGGAGAAACTCTCCTTGGTATTTTTCGTGGTTATGCGTGAACTCTTTCCTCACCCAACACTTAAAGTGTGGGATGTTAGAAATCGTATATGCCACTATCTAGCTCTGCCACCTCGTGCCATGTACTTGGAAGTCTTACCACCTTTAGCCATATACTTAGATGTCTTACCTCCACCCTTCATTCTGTACTTAGATGTTTTACCACCACCGGCCATGCGAGTTTTGGATGTTTTACCACCACCGGCCATTCTATATTTAGATGTTTTACCACCAGCTTTAAATCCACTGTGCATATATGGATTTGAAATCCCACCTGGTTCTAAAGCTTTTCTAACTTTAGTCGGTATACCTCTTTTTTGTGTATCAATAACTCTTTTAGTTTTCTTTGGTTTAGGTTTAACTGTCTGTCTTGCAGATCCCCCAAGGAAAGCTTGGTTAGCTCGACTTCCCTTACCTACTTTGCCTGCAACTTTTTGTTTTTCTTTTAAAGCATAACGAAGAGTTTTAGTTTTACTATCAGTAGGTCTATTACTTTTAGTTGTAGTTTTTTTAGTTCTACTTTGTTTTTTTGCTATGCCAGCAAAGTCAGTATCTTTAGGTCTGGTCTTACCTAGTTTACCCTTCACTGTTTTTCTGTTTCGTATCATTACCATTTTATAGTGCTCCTTTTAAGTACATTATTTCAAGTGTTAGTATAGTTATTGCTGTCACTAAAGACAATGTTAAAATAATCATATTCTTTAGTCGACGTTTACGACGAGCCTCTGCCTCCAAAGCTTTCTTACGACGAACTCTTTCCGCAGCTATCTCAGCTTGTAGTCTTTCCCACTGTCCCGGAGAACCAAATAACATAAATAGTTCTCGCATCTCATCACGGATACGATTGGCTTCCTCTTTACGAAAGTGAGCATCGATTGCTGTCTGCTCAGCTCCCGTTAATTTACCAAGTATACCACCCTTCTTTTCGGCAGCAAATGATAAATCAGCTTCAGCTTTAGCTAGTCTTGTTATAGGACCAACCAAAGAAGCTAAATCTTTACCGGCTTTAACAGCACTGGATATCGTACTACTGGCTGTCTTTAATGCAGCAAAAGCCATTAATGGATCAATCATCGTCGTCTATGCCCTTCTTTTAGTTTTAACCTTTTGTTTTTTACCACTAGCGCTAATAGGATATCGTATTGATGTGGGCTTTGGACCAGTATTAGTCTTGGCTCTTTTTCTTTTAACAGCCGCAGCTTTCTGACCAGCTGTCATTCTATTAGCGACTGCCTTGGGACGGCAGACAGGATACTTTCTTTTTGACGACTTAGCTGATTTACGACCACACTTTTTACCTGTCGATATATCTACCCAATCTTCTTTGAACCACGTCTTTAAACCTTTTTTAGCCATTACCTTTTTCCTTTAATTTATATTTATCTGGAACTTTACCATACCCAACAACTCTGTCCCATTGTCTTTGTGTGTAGTAATTTTTATCAGGCATTTTTCATTTTGGGGTATTTAGTTTTCTTTCTGCGATTGTTCATAACAGCACCACAACCACGAGCAATCTTACCACCCCTAGCTAATTTAATTGTACCACCACCAGCTTTACTAGGCTTTGGTCCTCTAAAATCTTTTCTCTTTTTACCACCCGGTCCTTTTATTTTACCCGCACAGACCTTTGATGCATAGGCATTTGCATAAGCACTTGGGTAGACTGCGAACTTAGCTTTAGCTGCTCTTTTACCTCTAGGACATAGTTTTGGCATATTTATAACCCCATCTATTTTCTGATAAGTCCCACACTCTTTTAGTGTCTTGTGGAATCTTAACAAGCATATTGTTAAACCTTATTACGTTTTTTGTTACTTGCATATCTTCTACCTTTCTTCTTCTTGTTTGATGGTTTTGATACTTGTTGTCCTATATTACCACGATTTATAGCCATATTAAACACCTATAAGTATCTTTGCAATAACTGATGTTGCTCCTGATTGCATAACAACTGTGGCACACACAGCCCCTATGACTAACCATTTAACTTGAAAGATAGATTTCTTAACACAACCCATATCTTCTTTAAGTTCAGATACATCTTCACGTAACTGAGCTTCACGTTCAATATGACGTGTTAATTCAAGTTTAAGATCTGTTAAATCTTTATTGGTCATGGTTTAGAATATCCAACACCACAATAGTAAACCAACTATTGCAGCTATATACCAATGCTTTTTACATTCTGAACATTTAAGTTTTTCTTTGATCTTCATCCAAATCATATTCATATCTAACATTTCCATCTCCTCCTTGCTTGACAGATTCTTTTATTAGGTGTCTTTCGACAGTTAACATTATGCATCTTGGCTTGACCCGCAGATCGTGCGCAAAATGACCTTCTTCTTTTCGCAGCTTTACTACCCTTTGCGACTTTACCCGTAACAGCAGTTTTTAATTTAGAGCCAGGATTAGCACGACGATAAGCGGCTACACCTTTCGATGTCATACCCGCACCTTGTTTAGTTGGTCTAAAGTTACCAGACTTAACACTAGACTTTATGCCCATGCCCTTTTTCTTTTTACGAACGGCCATGTACTATCCTACAAAAAATGTACCAGCTACACTAACTCCTGCATTCATAGTGACATGCAGATTTGTTTCATAACGAATACCCGCATCTTCAATATACTGATCAGATGAACCCCCGGCTATTAGTCTTTGTTTCATGATAATTGATCCAGCTGCACCACCATCTCTTAACACAATGTCAGTTGCTGAAGCCATACCATTTACGAGACTATATCCTCTAAGTCTACCTGGAATCGAATCTATCGTAGATGTAGATGTTGCGAATATTGCTTTTATATTTGTTGCCATATTTAATTCCTTATATTTAACAATAAATAATAGGGGCCATTACTGACCCCCATTATCATTTATATCCTAGGACGATCCCGCAGAACCATAGTAAGATCTCCAGTCACTGAAACCAAAGCTATATCTTTCTCTAGCTTTAAATCTCAAGTTACCAGTATCAAAGTCTGGTTCCATTTTCGTAGCCAAAGGTGCTCTTACGAACATTTTAGCTCCGTTAGGAACATCTGTTTTAATGAAGTATGCATTACTATCTGTGAATCTGTGGTTCACAAAATAGCCACTAGGTAGCATACTCATTGAACGGATGGCATTAATATCATTGACATTCGTCACACCATCTTTATTCGTTGGTCCCGTTCCTGTTGCGGAGAAACCAAAGTGAATAGGTGTAGTTGACAATGTACTAGCTAAGATTTTCTCAGCAGTAAATTGTAAGTCAGGTGGAATGTGCAATGATCTTGCACGTGATCCAATTAAGATATTTCTATCATCCTTAGTGTTTTGAACAGCAATCAAAGCAGTTTCTAGTGTTGTTTCAGAAAGGTCTGAAGCAGCTAGTAAGTTGTCTTGAGTGCCACCCACTACTGGGTGAGAGTTCGAGAAGAATGGTTGTCCATCTCCACCAGGGAACGATGTGCTGAAACCATTGTTAAACACATTAGCAGCTTTAACCTGCTTAGTAGTTGACATAGCTCTAGCCAGACCTCTTGCACGAATTTTTGCAAATGTGTCATACAAGTTGTCCTCCATAGCTTCCTCAGTTACTGCGAAAGCAAGAGCTACAGTGTCATGTGAATAACGGCTGGTGTAAGATTCTGTTGCAGAATCATACTGTACAGCTGCACCTTCTGATTTAGTTGGTGCTTCACCGAAACCAGTGAATAGAACTTCTTCTTCAAAAGCTCTGTCCGAGTTTTCAATCTCAAATAAAGGTGCGTGTTCGTCCTCTATTGAGCCATACTCCAATCCAAAGACTGCGTTTAATCCAGGAAGGAGCTGTTTTGCGATATTACCTCTATTTATAGCCATAATATTTCCCTCCTATATGTCAGTTATAGAAACGACTGACCCTTTACCGTAGTCATCTCTATGTAAGTTAAGTTTAACCTCGAACTTTGGAAATCGATCGGTTGCAGTTTCACCAGGTAGTGTAGACCTTCTAAGCACTCTTAATGCTTTTGCAGAATCAGCTCCTGCTCCGCCTTTCATGCCGAAACCAGAGATACCTGTGATAGTTGAACCAGAACCTAAAGTTACATCAAAGTTCAAACCGACTTGAGTGTCTGCGACAGTCGCATCTGCTTGTACTATATATGTAGCATTAGGATCATCAAGAACTAAAGCTTTTGGATTATTAGTTGATGATGAAGTGTCTGCTGGAAAATAGTTACTAAACGTAGGTTGCTTAGTAACAGGATCTGTCCAGTTAACACCCATAAAAACTCCAGCTTGTAGATTGCCAGTAGCTGATACTTTATGAATAGTACCGTTGACAATTTTTACTAAATCGCCTTGGAAAATGTTTTCGTCATTACCGTTAGTAATGTCGTACTC